GGAAGCCCTGATGCCGTTAAAGCGACAGGAGAGATTATGGATGGAGCAACAGAGTCAGCTACCGCCATCACAGTTAATGCTACATCTGAAGGTACTTGGGGTAATGGTATTGAGTTTAATGTTACCCAAGTTAACGATGTAGATAATGACGAGTTTGAAGTAGAGATTACTTTAGACGACGAGATTGAGAGAATTACTGGAGAAGATATTGAAGAGTTAGAAGCTGAGATTAATTCACGTTCTAACTTAGTTAATGTTATCATCGTTTCTAGTGATTTTGACGCTACTGCTACTGTTACATTAGCAGATGGAGAAGACGGTTTAGACCAAATTGGAGCTACAGATTATGTAGGAGATTCTGCTACAGGTAATGGTCTTTATTCTTTCGACGAGTTTAACGTAAATATTGTTGCGGTTCCAGGAATCACAGCGGAACAAACGCAAGTTGGACTCAAAGACTACTGTATGCAGAGAGAAGATTGTTTTGGTATTTTAGCCACACCTAAGAGTACTACTCCACAAGAAGCTGTAACTTATAAGCAAGAGAATAACATTGAGAGCGATTTAACCGCACTTTACTATCCGTGGGTCGAGGTATCAGACCCTATAGGTAGAGGTAAGAATCCTACTAAATGGTTACCGCCTACAGGAGCTATTGCTGGTATCTACGCTAGAACAGACGCTACAAGAGGGGTATTTAAAGCACCTGCTGGTTATGGTACTAATTTAGTCGGGGTATTAGACGTAGAGTACGATGTTTCAGATGGAGAGCAAGATATTCTTAACCCTGCTAGAGTTAACGCTATCCGTTCGTTTGATAATGCGGGTATTGTTGTTTGGGGAGCAAGAACTTTATCTAGCGACCCTGATTATAAATACGTAAATACTTCAAGAAATGTTCTCTATATCAGAAACTCATTACTTAATAGTATGGGTTGGGCTGTATTTGAGAATAACGACGAAGGTTTATGGGGTAAGATTAGAGCGTCTGCTTCTGACTTTTTAAGAAACCTTTGGAGAGAAGGCGGACTAAAAGGGACGAACGAAGACGAAGCGTTCTTTGTAAAATGTGATGGAGAGCTGAATACAGACGAGGTTGTAGACGCTGGTAAACTATACTGTGACATCGGTATATCCGACCAAAAGCCTGCCGAGTTTATTGTCTTCAGACTTTCTCTAATATAATAGGAGGTGTAGATAGCGAATGAAGAAACTTTTAAAGAAATTAGCTTTAGAAGCTAACGCTACACAGTTTGCAGAAGCAGGTCGCAGAGACCCGTATAAGAACTTTAATTATCTAGTTGAGATTACTGGTAATAATAATTTTGCTAAAGCTGGGTTTAGTAGTGTTAGTGGATTGACAATGGGTACTGAAGTTGTTGAGTATAGAGAAGGTGGAGATAACTTTACTCCACGTAAAAGTCCTGGTCAGACTAGTTTTGATGATATTACACTTGAGAGAGGTATGTCAGAAGATGTTGATGCTTGGAATTGGGCTACAAAAGTGTTTAGTGTAAACGAAGATTCCCACAACAACGACCCTAAATTCCGTGCTACAATTCTTATTAAGTTGCGCGACAGAGAGAATAACGTCGTTAAGACTTGGGAAGTACAGAGAGCGTGGATAAGTAATTATGAAACTGGAGAGCTTAATGGTGACGGTAACGACGTTCTCGTCGAAACTATGACTGTTACACACGAAGGGTTCAGATTACTATAAATTAAATAAGTGTAGTCTTAAAAACTGGAGGACAGAGGTTGCAATATACCCCTGTCCTCTTATATAATTAGAGTAGAGGAAAAATAAAAGGAGGAATTATCAATGCAAAACGAAGAATTTATTTTAGGAGATAACGAGTTTAAGCTACCTGTTGGGTATATTGACGAAGAAGGTGTTCTTCACAATACAGTTAAATTGAAGCCTATGACTGGTAGAACTGAAGAAGCTATGGATAAACCAGATGTGAAAAAGAATGGAGCTAAAGTATTTACCGAACTAATTAAAGGTATTATTGTTGAGCTGGGTTCGCTTAATTTCGCCGAAAAAGGAGATAAGTTACAGAGGAACATTATCAATGACCTGCCTATAGTAGACAGAGACGCTATTCTACTGTATAACTCTTTTGTGTCTTTTGATTTAGACGAGAAGTCTTTAGAGTTTGAAGCAGATTGTAGTAAATGTGGAGAGAAGAATGACGTACAAGTTGATTTAACCGAGCTTGATATAAACCCTTTAGAAAACCCGAAGCAAAGAGAGTTTTCTTTTGAGTTAATTGATGGATATTATGACAGTAAAGGTAAAGTGCATAAGAAAGTTGTGATTAAGCTTCCTACAGGGAGATTACAAATGAGTACATTCCCTTATTTCCAGCAGAAGAAAGTTGCTGAGGGAATGACAATGTCTATCCTTAATATGTTAGAGAAATTAGGGGAGACTAGTATTACTAGAGACACCGTTATTGACTTGACTACACGTGACAGAAAACTAATTCATAGATATATTCCACAGACACTTAATCTTGGTGTAGATTTTGGGGTTAAATATAACTGCGCTTACTGTGGAGCAGAGAATGAAACTTCAGTACCGTTGGGAAAGTTGCTAGACGGAGGACTACCGACTCTAGAAAAATAATAATGGAAGTTGCGTATATAGCTTACCACTTTCATTGGAGCGAAGACGAAATACTTGATTTGCCCGTGAAGAAGAGAGAAGATTATATGCGCAAGATAGAGTTTATAAATAAAGTACAGAATGGCGAAGATGAACAGAACTTACAGCATCTTTTATAGATAGTTAAGAGAGGGGTGACGTTTTGCTAAATAACTTAGGTTTAGGTTTAGAGCTTACAATGGAAGAGAATATAACCAGTAGCGCTAATGAAGTTACTCAGAGCTTTAATGACGTACAAGATTCTGCACAAGCTATGGTAGATAATGTTAATCAATCTATGCAGACTTTTCAGAATATAGCTATGGGTGGAATGGCTTTAAGCCAAGCTGGTAATAACGTCCTGCAATTTGGTAATACGATTACAGGGGCTTTTGCTAGTGTAGGTAAACAGACAATGGGGATAACTAGTTTATTTGAAAAACTTAGAATAACTATAGCCACCCTTTTTGAAGGAGAAGCTAACGAAGCTTTAGAGTGGGCTATTGAAATGGGTAAAACTACCCCCTTTAGAACCACTAACTTAGTTAAAGGTATGGTTTCCCTTAAAGGTCTTGGAATTGATGTAAGAGAAGAATTTGAAGGAATAGAAGGTGTTACCCAGAATATGGCTAGCTGGATTGGTGACCTTGCTGGTATCCGTCCCGACTTAGGTTTATCTGGAGCTTTAGGGGCTGCTCAGATGTTTATGATGGGTAGACAGCGTAGGTTACAGATGAGTTATGGTATGAGGACTGACCAAGTACTCGGAGAAGATATGGGAGAAACTCCCGAAGAAAGAGCAGAACAATTTATAGCTATGGTGAGTACAAGAGGGTTTACGGGTTTAATGAGTGACCTAGAAGGCTCTTGGTTACAGTTAATGTCTAACCTTACTGATTACAAGGACGACTTTTTGAGAGGTATTGGTGAAGCAGGTCTTTTTGAAAAAGTTAAAAATACCGTAATTAGATTTATAAGTGCGCTAGAGGGTATAGATTTCGCTAAAACAGGTGAAGCTTTATCTAATGTTTTAGAGACACTATATAAACCTATTGATATGCTCGCTAGAGGTGTAACTAATCTTACCGCTAAATTCTTAAATTTTGCCGAAAGATACCCAGCTATGACTAAACTGTTTGGCGTTATTTTAGGTGGAATTGGTATTACAGCTACATTGACTGGTATTGTTATGAAGTTATCAGGTGGCTTTATGATGGCATTTGCAAGTGTTGGAATGCTTGTTACCCAGATTTCATTATTAAATGTTGCTACTAATGGAGCTACTGCTTCTATTACTGGTATGCTAGGAGGTCTAAAAGCTTTAATTGGTACGCTAGGTACTTTTGCTTTTGGTGCTGGTATTGCTTTTTATGCTTGGCAAAGAAACCTTTATGGTTTTCAGGACGCAGTAAACGGTTTGATAGACGATATAATGAATAATGATGTGTTCGCTAAGATTCAAGCTTTTGGCAAATTGTTATATAACTTATTTGCTGAGGATACTGGTAGTGAAGTATTCTTCTCAGATAGTTTGCGCGCAGAGCTAGAGTCCTTAGACATGTGGGAGTTAGCTGTAAACCTTACAATGCTTAAAGGTAGATTTAACTCTCTATTTGAAGGTATATTTGAAGGTTTTGGTGGTGTAATTGATTTTTCTACTGAATTTGCTAACGTACTTTTAGAGCCTATCCGTTATATTAATGATGAATTTGGTATCTTTGATGGTTTACTTGAGAGCGCGAACGAAAAAGACTTGGGAGTATATCACGATGTTGGTAAAGCTCTTGGTACTATTGGTGGGGTACTATTTGGTCTTAAGTTGTTGAGTGGATTGAAGTTTCTTGGTACAATATTTGGTTTTATTGCTAAGAAAGCTTTATTCGCTACTGGAGCGATTAAGTTACTTCCGTTCATCGGTTTAGCTGTAGTATTAAATGAGTTTGTAGATTTAGGAGATTTAGTTGAGACCTCGTTTAATAAAATGAGTAATGCTTTTGAGAAATTTCAAGATTTCGCTGAACCTGTCTGGAATATATTTAAAGACTTTGGCGACAATGTTGGGGAGCTTGGTTTATCTGAGAGCTTTAATATAGCTATTAATGATTTAGGTTCTTGGTGGGACGAAGAGGGAAAAGGTCAAATTAAGTCTTTCTTTGTGAATATAAGTAATGGAATAAGAGACCTTTATAACGATACTAAAGATTCTATAAGTTTTAAAATTAGAGATTTCTTTAATATAGACGATGATGTGAGCTTATCTGGAGGAGTATTTAGTAGTTTATATACTAGCTTAGTTGATGAAATTGAAAATTTTGAGTTTCCTGACGTATTAGGAACGTTAAATAAGGGAGTAGAATTAGTTTACGATGTTACTGGTATAGATTTTAGTTTAGAGAACATTATTTCTTCTGCTATTGATATTAAAGCTTCTCTTTATAATATGATTGCAGACGCGCTTGGCTGGCTTACAGAAGACGGGAGGACTTATGATACCACTAGAATAGTAACTAAATTTATTGTTGATGCAGTAGAGTGGGTATCTGACTTTATAAATGATATAACTGGTAACCTACTAAGTACTATATTTGATAGCGATAGCGATGTTGATAGTGCTGGGAGAAACTTATCCATGTCGATTGGTAAATTAACTTTAGAATTAGCCAAGTTTGTGCTCCAGCTCGGTGCTGGAATAGTCGCTGGGATAACTGAAGGGATAACTGAGGAGATAGACTTAAGTTGGAAGAACGTTAAAGAATGGACTCACGAAAATCTAACCTTTAGTGCGTTGTTTGCTGGAATAATGAATAGTATAGAATTTGTTTTCCCGAATACTACTGCGATGATAAACAATATTCTTGATTGGTGGAACGGTATAGATAGCTGGACTACGAGCAATGTGTCCCCTGACGCTTTATTTGAAGATGTATTTAGTGGTTGGTCTGATTGGTTACCTGAAATGCCTGACGTTATTGGAGCAATAAGCGATTGGTGGGACGGTCATAGTGTAACTACTTGGACTTATGATAACGTACACCCTGTAGACTTATTTGAAGATGTATTTAGTGGTTGGTCTGATTGGTTACCTGAAATGCCTGACGTTGTAGGGAAGCTTGGAGAATGGAAAGACAGTCTCTATGATTGGTTTAATAAATTCGAGTTCCCTGAGTTCCCTAGTTTAAGTATGCCTGACTTAGGTGGTTGGTTTGGTGGGGACGATGATAATGATAGTGCTGACCCGAAAAAACCTTCCGCGCAGAAAAGCGGGGGATACCCTGAAAGCCCTAGTAATAATCAGAATGGTAGTGTAAATACTAAGGGGGATATTAAAGTTGATTCTTTAGACCGCTCAATTAAAATTGACGAAGTTAATATTACTGTCCCTGTCCCAGAGAATACAAGTAGACAGAGTGCAAGACAGCAAGCATTAATGATTCTAGAAGAGTTAAAAGAAATCAGTAAAGAAGACAATGACAGAAATTATAACATTAATGACTTAAACGGCGTCTAAGCGAATCTTTAAGTATAGATAAAATTAATCAAGCACTTCTCTTGTTTATTTAACTACTAACACGTACAATTAAATAAAGAGAAGTGTTTTTATTTTGAGAGAGGTGGTTAAATGATTAAACGAGGATTGAGAGTGAGTGGGATAGTTAATAAAGAATACCAAACAAATACTGCGCAAAAGAAGCTGACTAAAGCTAAGATAGGGGAAGTTGGAGGTAATCTTTTAAATTTTCCTATTAACCCTACTCAGTATAGCGAGCAGTCTACTACTCAATATTCTATGACAGGTGGTTTTGGTAATTTCCCTTACCCACAGTTTACTCAAGCAGAGCTTCCAGTAATAAGCGTAAATGACATCTACTTAACTAAGGTAGAAGGTCACGATGTTGACGGTTTTATAAAACATTTACAAAAATTGCAAGTAAAGAGAAGGCGGAGCAGTTTCTTTAATTACCCTCCTGACGTAGAGTTTATCTATGGCGGGGACGTGAAAGTTTGTAAATTAACTGAGTTAACTGTAAATAAAATTAGATTTGATAGTAAGTTAAATTGTACAGAAGCGCGTATAGATATTGTATTAGTGCAGGTAGATTTTTAGGAGGTGACAAGATATGCCTATTTATAAAGGGAGTCGTTACGAAGGAAGTAAAGTTGTTATTGAGGACGGAGTAAAGTCCTTAGATTTCCGCAGAAAAAGAAAGTATAAAGAACATAAAGACGATAGAATCATACAGTTTAAGCGAGGAATGAGACTTGACTTATTAGCTAAAGAGCTTTATGGAGATTTGCAAGCAAGGTGGGTTATACTTGACGCTAACCCTGAATACTACGCTCCTGACGAGATTGAGCCGGGAGACTATCTTGTTACCCCTACACCTGAGCGAGTTGATGTTTAATGAGTATGATACAAGATAGAGAGATTTTAGAGAAACCTTATTTTAAAATAAAATTGAATGGTGAGCCTTTACCTTTAGAGAGGCACCTTTTAGTTAAAGAAGTCGAAGTTGACGAAATAGATGAAAAAGCTGATATAGCCAGAATTGTTTTTGAAGATAGAAGAAGAGATATAGTAAATGATTCTACAATCATCGAAGAGATTCCTGTAGAAATTGAAATGGGACATAAAGGTGGAGTCATTGATACTAAGTTTAAAGGTAAGATTAATTCATTAAAAGTTGATTTTGGCGCGAGTGGAGTACCTGAAGTAGTAATGAAATGTATTGATGAGTCAGGGGATATGCATGGAGAAAAGAAATCTAATAATTGGGAAGAAAAGACTAAGTCTGCTGTTGCCGAAGAAGTAATAAAGAATAATGGTTTTACTCCCGTTATAGAAGCTAGCGAAAATGAGCAGACCCAAGAAGTAATAACACAAGATAATGAAACAGATATGCAGTTTCTAAAGAGATTAGCTGAAGAAGAAGGATACCATACTTATAGAGTTACTGAAAATTTTAATAAGAAAGAATTTTATTGGGGTAAATCTAAAGAGGGGGATAAACCTCAAGGAGTACTTTCTTACGGTATTGGTGATACTGTTATAATTGGTTTTAAGCCTGACTTCCACCCTAGATTTTTAGACTCTAAAAGCAGTAAAGAAGATGTTAATGAGTCTAACCCCGATGAAAATACTGACGCTGAGAAAGATAAAGACGCTAGACAAACGACTGGCGAAGGTGGGGATTTTATTAACTATGAGGGAGAACGGGTTAGCTCTTTACCTAGAAATGCGAGGTGATTTAATTGGAGTATACTAACACACTTGTAGATTGGCAGGGTAATGAAACTATGTTACCCTCCAACAATAAGAATAGCAATAGTACTGGAGCGAATGCTAATACAGAAGAAGAAGTTTCTAAAGAAGCGCAGAAAGAAGCTGACGATAAAGCAAAAGACTCTATGACTGGAGTGTTGCAATTAATTCCACACGCTAATTATAGGGCAAAACAAGTTTGGTACTTGAGCGGTTTTAGTCAAGTTTTTGATGGTAATTATTATTTTAAGCAAGTTACGCATAAGATAAATGTAGATAGAGGTTACTCTGTTACAGCTAGAGTAGTTAAGAATGAGCTTGGAGGAGAAAAACAAGAGGACAGCGAGCGAAGAAGAGAAGTCGCTGGTTTAAACAATGCGGGGAGTTGGGTTTAATGAAGAAATATAACGACTTATATAGAGCGACAGTTAAAGATGTAGACGACCCTAGAAAGCAAGGGAGAATGAGACTAGAGATTCCTTCTGTTCATGGTAAGAATTTAAGTGCTTGGGCTAAACCAATTAGTCCCCTCTTTCTTTGGTTTCCGCCTGAAGTTGGAGACCAAGTTTATGTTAGGTTTGTTGAAGGGAATAGCAATAAGCCTGCTATAGTAGGTCAATGGTACGGAGAAAGAGACACAAAGATTAAAGAGTTTAATAAAGAAGACTATAATGGTAAAAAGTATAAAGACCAAATTCAGCGCAAAAGAGTAAAGACCCATAAAGGTCATACTATAGAGCTCAATGATATAGACGACGACGAAAGAGTAATGATTGAGACTCAAGGAGGTCATATTTTAGAGTTAAGAGACGACCTCAATGGAGAAGAGCAGTACGTTGAGTTAACTACTACTGACGGGCACCGTATTTACGTTAATGATACTAAAGATGGTAAAGAACAGATTACTATAGAAGATTTGAAAGGAAACAAGATTCAGTTAGATACAGTTAAAAATGATTTAAATATTAGCGCGCAGAATGACGAGAAAAAAGAGATTGGTAATAACTCAGAGAAGACTGTTGGTAACAATGAAACTAAAAACATTGGAGCTACTTTAACAATTAATGCTAGCAGTTCAGTTGTAGTCAATTCTCCACAGACTACAGTCAACGGTAAAGCTACAGTAACTGGAGTTACTAACATTGGTGGAGGAGGTCCTGCTGTTGCAAGACTTGGAGATAAAGTTCAAGTTGAGGTTACTGGAGGAAGTTCTGCTGGAACATATATAGGATATATTATAGAAGGTGCTGGTAATTCATTTGCTGGCTAATAAAAATAAGGAGTGATAGATATGGGATACAATACTTGGAAGACTTTATCAGTTAGAGGAATTATACCTGCTTTAGACCCTAACAATGAAGGTAGTATGATGAACAAAGCTAAAACGCAAGCTGAAGACGCTAAAGCAGAGATACAGCAGAAGCAAGACGTTTTAAATAGTACAGTTAGTAAAGTTAATGATTTAATGAATACTACTCATGAGGCAGTTGATAAATTAAATGAAGTCTCTAATTTAATCAATTCAGATACAAGTATTAATTATAATGAGATTACTGGCACAGGACAGAATCAATTTGTCAACGAAGTTGGTAATTCTTTGAATGCAACAAGCGCTCCTACTATAGACGCTAGTACTGAAGTTGGGGCAGTTACTTTATTGGTTACTGGGGTTGATTCCGCTGAAGTCGAATCTAAAATGAGTGAGATAAGAGATATTTTAGCTGGAGTAAAATAGGAGTTGATATAAATGGCAGAAGAATTAAAAGGGTTTACTGGTATATCCTTTCCTTTTAGATTTAGCCCTTCTGGGGGTGTTACTGTTTCTACTACTTCCCCTTCTAATTTCGCGCATATAAGAGAGAGTATAGAGCAGATTATATTAACAGAAGTAGGGGAAAGAGTTATGGAAGACTTTGGAGCTAAGTTAAAGAATAGGATATTTGACCCTATAAATGACTTAAGTGACGAAAGCGCTGTACTTCACAGTATTAGACGCGCGATAGAGAGACACGAAAAGAGAGTAGAGATAGAAGATATAAATATGTCGATTGAAGACGCTACATTGATTATCTCAGTAGATGTATTCGTTGAGAAGTACTATGCTACAGATACATTCAATTATCGAGTAGAAAGGGGTGACTTTAATTAATGAGCTATGAAAAGAATTTTATAACTAAAGACTACGAGAGTTATAGACAATTTATGATTAATTTAATACCTGAGTATGCTCCCGAGTGGACTGACACTACTCAAAGTGATTTTGGTATTGTTTTAATTGAATTGTTTGCTAATGGTTTAGATGTGTTGAGTTATTATCAAGATACTGCTATTCGCGAGAATATTATATCTACCGCTGAGAGACGCGACAGTATACGTTTATTAGCACAGATGTTGGGTTACGATGTAGACGGTAGGATACCCGCGCAAGTCGAAGAAGAGATAACTATATACGACGATTTAGTCGATGAAGAAGTAGAGGTAATGGGGGGTACTCAGATTGCTACGTCTGACGGTAATATTATATTTGAGACTAATGAGAATTTAGTTATTCCCACTGGAGAGACTACTGGTACTGTTAGTATGACTCACGGTGTTACTAGACGTAATGATTTTATTGGTACAAGTGACGGTAGTTTAGGTCAAAGATATAAACTGACTTATCCTAATACTTTAGAAGATACTATTGAAGTTTCTGTACAAGATTTAGAGGGAAATAGAATTGAATGGGAGAAAGTTGATACATTTATTGGGGAGTCTTTTGACTCTAGAGTTTATACCGTTAAGAGAGAAGACGATTTCCATATAATTGAGTTTACTAGAGGTCAGTCAGGGAAAGTGCCTGAGAAAGATTATAAAATCTTTGCTAACTATCGCCAAGGTGGGGGAGAAGAGGGTAATGTTGGTGCCGAAACTTTAACTAAATTGATTGATAACGTTGATGGTGTAGGTAGTGTTATTAACCTTCAAGCCCCTTTCATTAAAGGGGAAGAAGAAGAAGATAAAGAGTTAGTAAAGACTAAAGCTCCACGTACTTGGAGAACAAATAATAGAGCCGTTACTAGACAAGATTTTGAAGATATTGCTTTAATGTCAGGGGCAGTAATAAAAGCAAAAGCAGAAGAGACCTTTAATGATAATAATGATGTTAATTTGTATATTGTTGATGAGGGGAGAAATAACCCTTTACCTGCAGGAGTAATAGAAGAAGTAAAGGATACAGTTGAGCCGAGAATGTTAGTTAATAATAATTTACTTGTTTACCCCGCTAATTATAAGACTTGGAATGTAGACGCTGATTTAGTAGTTAAGAGTAATTATGTTCAGTCTGAAGTCGAGTCTCAAGTTAGAGACACTTTACGCGATAACTTCTCTATGGAGAATTATGATTTTGGCGAAAAAGTAAAGCTGTTGGATATTAACGCAGAGATAAAGAAGATTAATGGTGTCGATAACTTTATCTTAACCGTTCTTGACTCAGACGTTACTGCCGAAGACTATGAGATTTTAGTCTTAGATTCAATTAACTTGACTGTAATCGGAGGAGTTGAGTAATATGGACGCAGAAAAAGATTTTGAAAAAATACTGTATGAATCGCTCCCTCCCGTTTATAAAAAACGCGATGATAATGAAGAGTTAGAGAGATTTTTAAAGATATTCGCTGACGCGAGCAAGGATTTCTATGAAGAGATTTACGAGTACGATAACTTATTCAATATAGACAATGTAGACCCCATTATTCTGCCGTATATAGCCGATACTTTAGGGTTCAATTTTCCATATGATTTAGATATAGAAGAGCAGAGAAAGTTCTTAAAAGCAATTCCTGACCTTTATAAACAAAAAGGTACGATACAGGTATTTCAGTATTTAGCTTTGGAGGTATTTAATTGGGAGTCTGAAGTTTCTACGAATGAGTATATACACCCCAGTACTGGGGCTAGTATTATCAATATTGATGTAACTGTACTAGCAGACCATTCAAGTTCTCTGTCTGATAGATTAACTCACTATGTAGAGAGGTTTACAGATTTCGCTGAATTATTCAGACCTGTTAATAATAAATTAACTACTATATTGAAGTACATTTATGAAGATAATGGTTATCTACGTGGGAGTATGACAGATAAAAATTACTCTGAATACTTGAATGTTAGTGAAGAAGAGTTGTATAATGGTGATAGGATAGATAGTGGAAGCGTATTTAAGTTTGATGATTATTTTTCTGAGCAGAGAACTACAGGGTTAGGGTCATTTTTCTTGTTAAGTGATACAGATTATTTATTGACTCATGGAAACTTATATGAAAACCCTACAGGAGATGATTCGTACAGATTTGAAGAACTTGATGATTCTTATAGTGAAGGTAGGGTTAATAATTCTTCTGAGAGTAAGACTGAAGAAATAACTTATTATTTTTATTTATCAGACGAGAAAAGCTTAATTTCTCGAAATGAAGAAAGTAGTATAATGCCTTATTATAAAGAAACTGTGTAGAGGAGGAATTTTATGTTAAAGGATAAAAATGTAATTCGCGCGAAAGGTGAAATTAGAGATAGAGCCTATGTAGACGAGGAACTAGTAGAGGATACTGGTTTTAGAGAGAATGTTATTGTTTCTGATGTAAACAAACTTATAAGTGCTTTATTCTCTGAACAAGAAGGAGAAACTTTTAGAGGACTATCTTATTGGGCTGTTGGTGAAGGAGATGCTGGTTGGAATATTTCCGCCCCCCCCTCTGCGAGCTCTGTCGATAGCGATTTAGTTAATGAGATTGGTAGAATTGCTATTGACAGTAGTAATTTCGAGTATTTAGACGCTGATAATAACGTAGTCTCAGAGATAACTAATAAGCTACAGTTAACCGCTGTTTTTGATACTGGAGACTGTAATGGAGCTTGGTTAGAGATGGGTATCTACGGCGGGGACGCTGATTTAACCTTAGATAGTGGAATACTTGTTAATCATTTGACTCACCCAATTATTGAAAAACGTGATAATATGACCGTTGAACGTACACTTAGATTTACATTCGAATAAAAGGAGGTTTATAGATGCCACAGTTTAATGCCGATTTTTCTCATACAAA